TCAACTGGCGACAGCGGACGCCAATCTTCAGAGACGACGCGGCAGAGAAGCTACGGCGGAGACGTCTGCTGCGCTGGCGCAATCCGGCTTTTTGGTCAACGGTGACGCCGCTCGCGCGATACAAGCCAGCGGAGCGGAAGCCGAAATGGACGCGCTGTCGATCCAATATCGCGGCCTGCTGCGAGCGCGAGGCGAAACCATCGAAGCAGCCGGGTTACGAGCCCAGGCGAGAGCCGATAGAGCCGCCGCGAAGGCTGTGCCTGCTAAGACCCTCATCCGCGCCGCGACATCGGCCATGAGCGGCTACTCCACAATGCGCGGCATGAGGATCGCATAACCATGGCTATTCAGGTTCCCGTCTATCGCCAGCAGACGGCGTTTGGTGGCGCTCCCGACGCGAGCGGCACAAATGAGCGCATGCGCCCTACAGGGATCGGCGAGGCTATTTCCGATCTCGGCGAAGCTGGTCTGCGCATGGCCGCGAATGCGGACCGCGTCAACCGGGAGAACGCCGCGTCGAATGCGATCTTCGCCGTCTCCGATACGAACCTCGCCATGGAGGAAGCGTTTCAGAAGGCGAAGGAGCAGGCGCAGCCGGGCGCTCCGCAGTTCACGCCGAACCTGATGAAGAACTATGACGCCGAGATCGAGCGGCGCGCCACGGCTCTTCCGGACGAGTTGACGCGAAAAGCCTATCGGGAGAGAATGGCTGCGTCTCGTGACAATTTCGGGGCTCGCTCGCTGGCTTGGGAGAGCGCCGAGAACAAACGCAACAAGATCGACAACTTCTCGAAGACGGCCGATAACGATGCGAACCAGCTCTTTGCAGCGGACGCGGCCAGTCGCGGTATTGTCTACCAGTCGCAGAAAGAACAGTTCGATCAAGCGATTGACGTGCTGGAGCTGGAGCCAGGAGACAAGGCGAAGCTCAAGGAAGAAGCGCAGAACAAGCGCAGCTATGCCGCTGTTCAGGGCGATCTTCGCGACCGTCCGGACCGCGTACAGGACTGGCTGACGAATGGCGGAGGCGGTTCCTACTTCGCCATGCTGCGTTCTGCGGAGAGCGGCGGCAGGAACATCGGCAGCGACAGTTCAAGCGCTTTCGGACCGTATCAGTTCACATCCGGAACGTGGTCGAATGTGATCAAGCGGCATCCGGATCTCGGCTTGACGGAGGCAGACCGCTTCAACCCGGCAAAGCAGGAGATCGCGATCCGCGCCTTCACGGCAGACAACGCTCTCGCATTGAAGAGCGCTGGCTTGCCACAGACGGATGTCAATCTCTACATGATGCATTTCCTTGGCGAAGCTGGCGGTCGTAGAATGATTGTCGGCTTGATGCATCACGCGGGAGAAGACGCGCGCAACTTCGCCGATCCTAAAGCCGTTGCGGCGAACCCTACGATCTTCAACGGGCGCAGCGTTGAGCAAGTCTTCAAGCTGTTCGGGGGCAAGTTCGGCGACAAAGAGACATGGAAGAACGTCTCGGATGCGCCAAACTACTACGCCGATATCCCCTTCGCAAAGCGCGATATGCTCTACGGGCAAGCCGAAACGGAGATGAACAAGCGGCGCGCTCAAGGCGAGGCTGCATTCCGTCAGCGCGTGGATAATGCTGTCGCCGAATACAGCACGACCGGGAGTGCGTCGTCAGCGCCGACAGAGCCGGAATTCGTCGCGGCTATGGGAGCCCAGCGCGGCTCAGTCGCTTACGGAGAATTCCAGGCGAACGCAGTCGGGGCGGCGGCGGGCTATCGCGTGCAGCGCATGTCTCTGGCAGAAGGTGCACAGTATGTCGAGAGCCTGAAGCCGGCCGCTGGCGATCCGTTCTACGCGGAGAAGTCGCGCGGCTACGCCCAGGCGAAGGAGGTCGCGGACCGCGTCAGGACGTCGGCGCTGACGGACTTCGGCCAGCACGTCGCCACCTTCAACGAGGAAGCTCGCTCGGCTCTGGGAACCGCTATGACCTCCAACGACGCGGCAGCGGCGAAGGCAGCAGCCCAGAGCTATGCGCGCATCATTGACACAGAAGCTGTTCGCCTGGGCGTCCCTGCTGCCGGACGCGGCTTCCTGCCGAAAACCTACAGCCAGCAGATCGCCGCGACCCTTGACCAGAAGTTGACGAAGGACGCCGACGCCGCCGTGGTCGTTCAAACGCTCAATGAATTCCGGGATCGCTGGGGAGAGAACTGGCCGCGCATCTACAGCGAGATGAAGGAGACGCTGTCGCCGACGCTGCAAGTTGTCACATCTGGCGTCCAGCCGCGAGCGGCCATGACGCTGGTTTCTGTCGCGAACCAGAGCTTTGACGACCTCGCCAAGGTGCTGCCGAAGAGCACGAAGACGGATATCACGGAGAACTTGCAGGAAGCCTTCCAGCCTTTCGTCACGTCTACGATGTGGCAACAGTCAAGCCTTCCGACCGTCACGAACTTTTTCGAGCAAGCAAAGAAGCTTTCGGCTGTTTACGTAGCGCAGGGCGAAACGGCGGGAGACGCGGCGACGCGTGCTTACGAAGACGTTCTCGGCTTCAAATATCGCATGCTCTCTGCAAGCTCGGCGAATGTCCGCGTGCCGAAGCCGGTTGACTTTCCGGAGCTGGAGCATGTGTTGAAGTTTGAGCGGCTGAACATTATCGAGCGTCGTATTGCGGCGAACCCGAACGATCCTGTTACGAAGTTTGATCCTGTTGCCGCTGATCGTCTCGTCAAACAGCAATATGCCGACGATAGCAAGTGGGTGACAATGCCAGACGAAAGCGGCGTCGCTCTGATGCGTGGGAAAGAGCTGCGTCCTGACAAAGACGGCAAGCCTATTGTTCTGTCGTGGCAAGAGCTGCGCGCTTCTCGTGACCGCATGAAGACCCGCGCGGAAGAAGAGGCGCAGAGTGAACAGACGATGTTCGGCTTCTGGCATATGGGGGATTAAATGGACGATCCTAATTACGTCCCTTTCGGCAATGCTCCTCTGTTTGTCAGAGACGAACCTATTGCCGACATGACGCCGTCGTTTTCCACCTATTTCGAGAGCGCCGCTGGAAACGTGCTGCGCGATAGCCCAACGTCGTCACTCTTCCGAGCAACGGAGCTGGCTGGCGCGAATGCGGAGCAAGGCGGCTTTGACGAATTCGGCGTCTATCACGGCGGCATGCAGGAGACGCGGAGAACAGTGTCGTCTGAGGATGCCAAAGCTAAGGCGGAGGAAGCTGGCGTCACTGTCGATTTCGGCGGAGATCGCTACACGCCTGAAGCCGTGGATATCATGATCGACCGCGCGAAGCGTCGCACTATTCGCGATGTTGTCGTCAACGCTTACGATCCGTCTTGGGGAACGCAGCTCGGCGTCTCTCTGGTGACGTCCCTCGCCGATCCGCTCAACATTGGCGCGGCGTTTATCCCCTTCGTCGGCGAGGCGCGCTATGCGGCGATCCTGGAAGGAGCAGCCAGCTTCGCGGGACGAACCGGCATCCGCGCGGGCCTGGGCGCTGCTGAAGGTCTGGCGGGCGCTGCCTTGGTGGAGCCGCTTATCGCGGGCGCAGCGCTTCAGGAAGGCCGCGACTATACCCTTGCCGACAGCCTCTACAATCTCGCTTTCGGCACGGCTTTCGGCTCCGGCCTGCACGCGGCTGGCGGCGCGATCAAGGAGAAGCTGTTTCAGCGCCGCGTCAATTCCGAGCCCGTTCAAACGCCTGCTGACATTGTCGAGCGTCTGCCTGTCGAAGTGAACGAGGCTGCTCTGCGCGGCGCGATCTCCGACTTGATCCATGGCCGCGCCGTACAGTCTAGCGAGCTGATTGACAGCTTGATCGGCCAAAATCCACAGCTCAAAGAGGCGCTATCCGTTACATCCACGCTTCGCCGAGACGGCCCGGATCTGGACGACATTCCCGGACGCATTGAATACTGGGAGAAGAACCTCACGGCGCTGAAGGAGAAGACCGCGAAGGGCGTGGACTTCCCGACATGGCTCCGGCAGCAGGGCGGCGTCAAGGATACGGACGGAGCGCTTGCGGCTGCGCTCGGAGATGTTTCGCATCTGAAGAGTTCCGTCTACATCTCGCAGCGGGGAGCAGCCAGGGCGAAGCGGGGCCTGTCGCTGGACGAGCTGTTGACCAAGGCGAAGCAGGCGGGATACGCCGAAACGATGGAGGAGCTTGTCGCCGCCTTCCGCCCAGGCGCGAAAGCCGTCACCAGGGACGCACAGAAGGCCGCTAAGGCGCGGGAAGATCTGGCGGCTTGGGCTGCGACGCTGGAGACGGAGAGCGGCGTAGGGAAGAACAGGCCGCTTTCTGTGAAGGCGCGTGCCATCGCTGGCCGGGAGCAGCATATCCTCGCCTCGGAGCGTGCCCGCGTCGCCAATGCTATCGACGCGCTTATGGGGCGCAAGAAGGATTATCAGGCGATTGCGGAAGGCCCTATCGATAAGGAGGTTCCGGAGTATGTGCCAGAGCCCGCGCCAAAGGCAGCAGCGGAGACGGAAGGGGCTGCGAAGTCTGCTGAGACCCCGGCTAAGGAAGCGCAGACGCCAGCCGCTCCCGTATATTCCGAGCGGCAAGTTCTCAAAGCTATCGAAACATCCATTAAAGTGAACGAAGGAAACCCGGTTCCGACGGATCGCGTAATGAAGGACTATCTTCCCGGCATGTCGCGGAGTAAGTTCGATGCTGCCGTTAAGAAGATCGCAAAGAACCGTCCGGATCTCGTCAAGAAGAAGGGAAAGGACGGAACCGAAATCGTTATGTTCGGAAAGCTCTCGAAGGAAGCGCAAGAGGCTAGGGAGCGTGCGGACGTTGATGCTCGCGTGAATTCGCTTCGCCGTGTTATGGAGCAGAAATATCCTTCTCTCGGCAACGGGCCTTTCTTCTTGAACGAGCTGTTCGGACCGCGTATGCGTACCGTGTTCAACATGGGGGAAGCGCAGATCGTTCGCTATGTGAACCGCATGGCGGCAGAAGGTAAGGTGGAGCTGACAGCCCAGGCGCAGACGTCAACGAACCCTCCCCGCAAGATCGGCCGCATCAACGCTGACCACCTCTACAGCGACGACCGGAGCGCAGATGTCCGCATTACCTTTAAAGAGAAAGTCCCGCCGCAACCGAAGAGAAAAGTTGCGGAAGCTGCTCAAGGAACCGTTGCCGTCTCCGAGCCTGTCACACTGCCTCCAGCGATTACGGCTAAAGTTGAAACACCTCCCGCGCCGCTTAACGCGCTGAAGACGGCGGAGATCGTCACTTACGAAGCGCAGTTCAAGGCTGTTGAAGCAGCGACACAGAAACAGTTCGATGCAATGGCCAGTATGCTGCCTCCGGAAACGGCGCTGCGTCTGAAAGCCCAGCTCGAAAAGATCAACCTGGAGCAGGGCGAACTTGAGAACGTCTACAACACGGCTGTGCAATGTCTGCTAAATCCGGAGAGCTAAGCGCGCTGGAGCGGGAATGCGTCGCAAAGCTCCCTTCCGCTCTGTTGCCGCTGCTGTCGCACGCGAAAGCTTGCCCGTGCAGCGTGCTGGCAATCTACCGGGCTAAGGGACTTCTCGCGGCAGAACAGTATCTGGAGCGCTTGAAATGAACGCAGACCGCTGCATTCGTACAATCATTGACGAGACACAAACTCGGCTGACGAAGCAAGAGGTCGGCGCGATTGTCGAGATGCTGATTGCCTACGACATTCACCCGCGCAATCAGCAAGTCTTCGGACCATTCTCCCCGGAGCAAGGTCGCATCCAAGCCGCGCTGGAGAACCCACAGACGGCGACGCTACAACAGGCTCGGGATGTGTTGATTGCGCGGGCTCGGTTGGTCGCAGCCCAGCAGCGGGCTAACGTCGTCATGGACGCAGCCAAACGCGGCCAGCGCTTCATTACGTACCAGAACGCAGGGGACGAAAGCCTCGGCGTGCAGTCGAAGCTTGTCGGCACGAACACGCCGTTTCTCGGATCTCGCGACAGCGCGGCAGCAGCAATCCAAGGGAACACCTACAACCTTCTCGGCACGTTTGACGCAGAGCTGAAGCAGGCTGGTCTTGACAGGATCTTTGCTTCTGGAGCGATGGAGCGCGACTGGACGCGGGAACTCTTCGAGCTGAACAGGACAGCTCCAGGACCGAGACGACCCGTGACGCGCAATCCTCAGGCGCTCCAGATCGCGCGTATTGTGCAGAACATGCAGCGGCGCGCCGTGGAAATGCTGAATAACGAAGGCGCTTTCGTCGGCTCTTATGACGGCTATATCGCGCGGACGACGCATGACAAGGATCTCGTTCGGCGCATGGGCGAAGACCGTTGGATAGGATACGCTCAGCAATGGTTCGATATCCCGACGATCTATCCGAACAGGACGCAAGCGCATATCGAAACGCAGCTTCGCGCCCAGTATAAGCGGATCGTCAGCGGCCTGCATGACAGCTACGACATGGACGAGCTGGACTTGATACCGGATAGCGTCGGCGGGCAAAACCTCGCCAAGAAGGTCTCCCAAAGCCGCGTTATCCACTTCAAGGATGCCGATAGCTGGCTGGCGTATATGGGCGTCGCGTCGCAAATGACGCCGTCACAGATCATCATGCGTTCGGCACAATCGGCGGCGCGTGACGCTGGCTTAATGCGGATCTGGGGGACGAACCCAAAGCGAGCAATGCAGACGGACATTCAGGTTCTTCAGCAGGAAGCTCGCGGGCGCAGCGACTACGACATGATCGAGCGGCTGACGACCGAAACGCCGCGCTACAATCTGTGGATGGACTACATGACGGGCGAAGCGAACCGTCCGCATAACGAAACCTGGGCGCGCGTCACGTCGAATATCCTCAGCGTTCAGCGCATGGCGAAGCTCGGTTTCCTGCCGTTCGCCCAGCTTGTCGATCTGGCCAGCATCAGCGGCGAGCTGCGCTACCAGGGCGTCGGCTTTATCGACCGCATGACGTCGGGGCTGACGGCGTACTTTCGCGGCGGGATGAACAGCGAGAAGCGTCAGGTCGCGGATCTGCTGGGAGCCTATCTCGACGGCGAGCTGGCTCAATACAACGCGGATCTGGAGCTGCACGACCCGCGCCAGCTCGGAGGCTTCACGGGGCGTTTGAACAGGCTTCAGGATATCTTCTTCCGCTACTCCGGAGCCCAGGCGCTGACGAACCGGGCGCGCGGCGGGCTGCTCCATATGATGTCTCGGCATATGGGCAGCTTCCACGGGCAGTTCTGGGGAGCACTGGACACGGCGGAGCAGCGTATCATGAGCGCCTTCAACATTGGCGAGCATGAGTGGAACGCGTTGATGCGTGCGCAATGGACGACGGGCGTCGAAGGTGGAACGTTTCTGACGCCGAGAGATGCCTATAACATTCCTGACGCGGCAATCTCGGCTTACAATGCCGCAACGGGCGTCGTCTTCGAGTACGACACCTTTCGCGAAGAGATGGCGAACCGTCTCTATTCGTACTATGCGGACCGCATGGATTACGGCGTCCTCAATCCCGGCATTGCGGAGAAGGCGATCCTCTACCAGGGGGCTGCTCCCGGCTCCGCTCTCGGCGTAACGCTTCGGCTAATCACGCAATTCAAGTCATTCATGGTCGCGAACTTCCGCCGAACCTGGGGACGCGAGATCTACGGCGGGCAAGGCAGGCTCGGCGCTGTCGCGGGCATTGCTGAGTACGCGATCACGGGCGCTGTGCTGGGCGTGCTGGCGAACGGCATGAACCAGCTTTTCAAGGGGCAAGATCCTTTCAGCCAGTGGGACAACGATCCGGGAAGGGCGATCCTCGCAGGGCTGACGCGCGCAGGAACCTCCAGCATGATTGGAGACTTCATGTTCGGCGAGCTGGGACGGCATGGGCAGAGCGTCGCGGCCTACCTGCTGGGACCGAACGTCGGCTCTGTCGAGAGCTTCATGCGGGCGTATCAAGCGGCGCGCAGCGGAGAGAACCCGTCTGGCGAGCTGCTGTCCTTCGTCCGGGGCATGACACCATTCGCCAATATGTTCTATACCAAGATGGCGCTGGATTTCCTGGTATGGAACGGGTTGACGGAGATGGCGAGCCCTGGCTACCTCAGGCGAACCGAGCGCCGTCTGAAGCAGACGCAGGGCATAGAATTCTTGAAGTATCCAGTTGACCTTTCGCCGAACAATATGAGGGCTTTCTAATGTCCGTACCAGCAGGGACTGCAAGGGTTCGCTATATCGGCACGGGAACAACAGGGCCGTTTGCGTTCAACTTCAAGCTTTACGATCAGACACACTTGAACGTCGTCAAGACGAATACGCTTGGCGTCGATACTGTGCTTACTCTCACGACTGATTACACAGTCTCTCTCGCTGCTGACCTCTCCAGCGCCACGATAGCGACTGTTGCTCCTGTCGCGGGAGACGGGATCGACGACGGGGACAGCGAGATCCTGACGCTGACGCGCGATCCTCCGATCTCGCAGCTTATCGAGTGGCCGCGCAGCGATCCGTTCCCTTCGGCGACGCACGAAAGAGCGGCCGATCTCGCTGTCATGCTTCTTGATCGTCTGAACGAGAAGCTAGGGCGTACGCTGCTGCTCCCGGAAAGCTCTGTGCTGACGGGTCTCCAGTTGCCGAACCCGGACCCGCTGCTCTTCCTTCGCTGGAACGCGGCAGGCGACGCACTGGAGAATATGTCTGTCGCCAGCCCTGGGGCTTTGATCGTTTCGCCCTTTATGCAAACGATGCTGGACGATCTGACGGCAGCGGCTGCGCGGACAACGTTAGGTTTGGGCTCTCTCGCGACGTTGAACTCCATCGCCACGGCGAACCTGGACAACAACGCCGTGACTTATGCGAAGATGCAGCAGGTTTCTGCGGAAGCGCGCGTCCTCGGTCGCAATCAGTCAGCGGGCGTCGGCAACGTCCAGGAGATGACACGTTCCAATGTCCTGGATATGGGTGGAGCATCGCAAGGACTTATCATCTATCGCGGCGCGACGACATGGGACAATCTTGCGCCGGGAACCAGCGGGCAAATGCTGCGCACCAATGGTGGCGGCGCTAATCCGTCGTGGCAATTCCCTGGTTGCACGCTTCTCGCAGCCGGTTCCGTTTCCAATCAGGCTTCGCTTGATATCGTTCTGTCTTCGTTTATCGGCGCGTTCCCGATTATCAAAATCTTTCTGGAAAACGTGTTTCCGGTCACGAATGACGAAGAATTGTGGATGCGCACTTCCACCAACGGAGGAAGCAGCTACGACAGCGGAGCATCAGACTACGCCTTCATTATGCAGGGCATGGACAGTAGCGGCAACGTCCGGCAAGCAAACTCTAGCGCATTGGGTCGAATTGAGTTTGCTGGCGATGGCGTTGGTTCTGCTGGTATCAGCAACGTTGCTTCGGACGGCGGCGTTAATGCCGAAATTACTCTGTATGAGCCATCGTCAACCACGCATTTCCAGAATATCCACACGCAAGCGTCTTACTATCTCCCTGCTGACAGAGCCACTGTCACTCACACGACGGGAGTTAGACTTGCGGCGCAAGATCTGGATGCGGTTCGGTTCTTGTTTAGCGCGGGGAATATCGCGGGTGGACTGTACAGAGTTTATGGGTTCGCATAAGAGGAAAGCAAAATGGCTGGACAGGTAAGATTATTCGAGAAGAGGGAAGACGGTTCACTTAGCGAAGTCGTCGATCAAGCCAAGATTGACGGCCTTCGCGCGGGTGGATACGTGTCGCGCATGTGCTTGGAAATCGACGTTGCTTGGAGCGACAGCGAAATACTTGCGCGTCAAGCTGAGGTCGCCGAAGCCCAGAAGGCTAAGGCGGAAAAAGTCGCGGAAAGTCAGAGACAGGAAGCGCTGCAAACCTCTGCAATGGAGAAGCTTGCGGCGCTTGGTTTGTCGGAAGACGAGATAAAGGCCGTTACCGGATCTCGGTCGTAATCTGGAGGCTACCGCTTCCAATCGGGATCGCGGTAGTCTTCCCAGGCTTCGACTTGACGAATGATCCATGAAATAAAGCGCGTCATGTGTCCTGTTCCTTTCTGTGGCGTGCGCAGCTTAGATAAACCTTCGCGAACCTTTCCGCAAGAGGAAAAGCCTTAAACCAATTTCCTAGGTGCATTTGGTAAGGTAAGCGACTGACGAAACGAGGAATTCCTGCTATGGACGAAAGGTCGCAGAGAGCGAAATCGGGCATGTCTCCGGAGCAGGAATTGAAACTTCGAACCGCTACGACATGGATACCGCTCTCGCTAGTAGCGGTTATCGTGGGCAGTCTTGTCTACGGAGCATGGACGCTGTCAAATGAGCGTTCGCAAATATACGGCCAGATCAATCAAGTCAGCAGCGACGTAAAGTCTCTGGCCGAAACAGTGAAGTCGCTTACGGAGACTATCACAAAGCCGAATAATCTTGCGTTCTCTCGGCAAGATTGGATCATGGACTGCCTTCGCACGCAGATCGCGAACCCGGCATGGAAATGTATCTATTCCGAGCCGGGAGCGACTTACGCGAAAGGAGTAGTGCAGTGATCTACGAACAGGCGAAGCGTGGCTATGCGAACCTCTGGGCGGAGGCGGAGATCCGTCCGGAACGGAAAGCGGCAGCGCTCTCGGTCGCGCGGAAGCTGCTGGTCAACAAGGCTCGCTACGAGACTATCGCGGCCAAGATCGGCTGTCCGTGGTACTTTATCGCGGTCGTGCACAATCTCGAAGCTGGCGGGCGCTTCGACAGGTATCTGGGCAACGGCCAGCGGCTCAGTCAGGTTACGACGATCAAGCCGAAGGGTCGCGGTCCTTTCCGGAGCTTCGAGGAAGGGGCAATCGACGCCCTGCGCCTGGAGGGAGTTGACAAAGTTCGCGACTGGTCTATTCCACACTGTCTCTATCTCTGGGAGAGCTATAACGGCTTCGGCTACGCTCAGCATAAGGTGAACTCTCCTTACGTGTGGAGCTTCACGACGCTGTACACCAGAGGCAAGTATGTGGAAGATGACCTATACAGCGCAACGGCAGTTTCCCAGCAGTGCGGCGCGGCTGCGATCCTGAAAGCGCTCATTGAGCTGGGCGCTGTGCAAACCGAACATAAGGACGACGACATGGCAACGAAAGAACTCGCCAGCAGCATACAGCCCTTCGAGGGTCTGGTTCCAAACCTGGTTAGGGCAATCGCCGGACCGCTGCCGAGCTTGGCTGTGCGGGCTCTGGCTGAAGCTCTGGGGACGCCTCCGGCTGCGCAGGATGTCAAAGACAAGCTGGAGGCGACGCCGATCTCCCAGCTTGTGGGAGCGCTCCAGAAGGCGGAGGAGCTTGTCGGCATGCTGACTGTGCCCGTGCTCGAAGAGACGCCTGCAAAGGCTCCTGTGGCCGCGCCAGAGCCGGTTCCCGCCGCTGCCCCTGTCGTGGTGCAGCCGGTAGAGCCCGTGCAGCCTCCGAGCCTGTTTATCGATCGGTTCTTACCGAAGGGCTGGAAGACGATTATCGGCATCACCGTGTATTGTGCTGGCGTGATTTTGCCTACTCTCGGCTACGTCACGCCAGACACAGGGACGGTTATCCAGACGGTCGGCGGAGGCATGGTCGGCATTACTGTGAAGCTGATGCTTGACCGCTGGCTTCCGCTCTTCGCTGGCTTCTTGAAGCGAACCTAGTTGCTACAGACGAACGTGTAGCGCTCGGGGCTCTCGTCTTCGTCCAGCCACTCCCGTTTAACCTTCCGGAAACGCCGCGCAAGCAATCTCTCCCATTGCGCGGCGTCATGCAGAGACAGGTGCAGCTCTTCGCCGATCAACGCTCCGTAGCTCTCGGGGAAGTTCGCGACGCGGATCAAGGCAACGCGATCCGTAGCGTCGCAGATTAGGCCGATAGCTCCGGGAAGCAGATCAGGCGGCAGATGCTCCAGCACATCGACACAGATTGAATAGTCGCAGCGCAGCAGATTGCGCGGTAGCATGTCGAAGCTGGACACGATGAACGGAAACTCGTCCGTCATGACCTCGTCCAGCGCATTGTAGGCGATGTCCACGCCGACGACGTTAAAGCGTCCCGTCTTCTTGAGCGCGTAAGTCGCTCTGCCGGTTCCGCATCCCCAGTCAATCAGCGTCCCAGATCCTGGAAGCAGCCGGTTGATGTGGGG